CCAGGCCAGAGACAATCAACACACAAAAACTTGTTCTCAACAGCTACTTTGTACCGATCAACAACTCCATCACTAAGCACATTTGGATTGTGGACATCATATTCAATCGTGGTGAAACTAGACTCGATGAACTTATCAGAATAGAAATGATGAAAGATGTTGTTCTCATGTGGTATGTAAGGATAATGTCAGCTCCCTATGAAACTATTGTGGCCAAGATGAGGAATGTTAGTTTCAATTATATTTGTGAGCGATCTTGGCTCGGCACCAGAATAGCCAGACAAGGTGATTTTCATGATGGATGGTCTCATGATCTTGAAACTGCCAATTCAACTTCACAGAAAGAAAGATCTCTTGCTACCTTGCAATTCTCATGGGAAATGGACAACTATTTAGAGCCTGATCTTTCTCATGATGATTTTGGGAAAATTTGTATGATCAACGAGACATCATTTGAACCAACTGACATAGACATTTACTCATGCTGTTTGGTTCCAATTTTTAGACCCCCAAGTCATCTTAGGTTGGTCGATAAGATTTGCATTTCGAGATTCGCATCATCTAATTTCAACATAGACATCCTTGATGACTATCAAAGAAAAGTTTCAGGTTTAAATTTTTCTATACACCGTCTGAGAATAGGAGACGATGACTATGAAACATCATCTTCATATGACAGCATACTTGAATATGATGATTTCAAGGAATTTATCGACTTCTATCAATTTCAAACGACAACCATTATGCCTCCTCTTTCTTATTATTCTGAGAGCAGTCAGGAGAGGTTGTTTAGATATGGAATTGAAGCCAATCCAGGCCCTTATGACTCTGATGATGACTTAAGTGATTATGAGTACGAGAAATTTGTTGATGTAGACAGCAGTTTCATACAAAATCTTAAGAAAAAGCCATTCACTTTGTCAAGACTGATGGAGATAGAGAGAAAGTTTTGCTCTATAACAAGCATTGAGGAAGCCTTAGAATTTTCAAAGTTTGTCGGTCCAATCTCTGACAAAATAGGTTTATTCCCCCCGAAGGTTTCATCACTTAATCATTTCTTGGGAACAATAAGATTCGCAATCAATGTTGCGGTTTCTGGAGGTGGGGTTTTGCTGATCGAGGGCTGTAACAGTGATCACCTTCGTTGCTTGGATGACCTTGATATAATGTGGAGCCGAAACGACGTTCTTGAGATAAGTGATTTGACTTACAGTGAAGGATCAAAAAGCGCATATTACTATGGCTCTATGATTTACCATTCAGGCAGGCACTATCAAGAAAAAATGTTTAAGCTCAAGAACATTATGGCTGAAGCTGACTTAGTTAGATCGGTTATCACTTATGATCATAGAGAGTCAGACGTTCCAAGTTATGTCTGTGAATTGAAAGACTGTGAGTCAAAGTTTCCTAGAGAGTTCGAAACGGCCCAATCTCTTGTCGACTTTTTTCAATCCACAAAAGTCTCAGAATATGAAAAAAACAGACATGGTTTGTTTAAGATTTTATCAGAACATCTCGAAGAAAAAACCGATTTGGATATCTACAAAAACAAGTCTTGTATGAAAGTCAAAGATAGAGAAATGATAGAGCGCATCAAAGATCACCTTGAGTACAACAAATCAGGGTATGGAGCACTAATATCAGATCTTGAGCCACATGTTGATAGTGTACTCATAGATTATTTCAACAGAACATCTTCATTTGAAGTCAAACCATCAATAAAATTCCCAAGATTTAAGCTAAGAAGTTCTGGTGGCTTTGATGAAAATGAGGAAATGTTGAGATTGCTTAAAAAAAGTGACGGTCTCCCCTTTGAGATTTATAAATCCCTGACCGGTTATGAAAGCTCTGTGGAAGTCAAAAAGATAGATATGGATCTCAAGGGAGGCTCATTGGGTTCAACAGTTAAGAACACATGCTACAGAGTGAGGTTTAAAGACAACAAATGTTTGCTTGATTACAAGAGCAGGCTGAGATTCATAGATGAAATATCTGTCGATGATCTCGAGGAGCACATGGAGAGTGAGGGCAAGAGGTGGATGGAACAATCTGATTCTCTATATTGCAAGGACATTCAGAGTATGATAGAGACATCTTTTGGTGAAAAGACCGTTGATGCTGTGTCTAGGCTTGAAATGGTTAAAACTATCGAATCAATAGGCCAAACCAAGTTGGCTGAGCTCATCGAAAGCAATGCGATGGTTTACGAACATCTGGCTCACAACATAAAAAAGTATAGAATGAACAAAGGAAAATCTTCATGTGACGGTAATTCTATCAACGTTTCAATAACTGTTGACCACAGACGAAGCTTTTTAACAATAGCAAATTTGACAAGCAAGGTTGGATCTATCAGAGAGACGATATGCTATGCAGTGGGTGACATAATTGAGGACTTTAGCTATGAGATTCTTCCACATTCTCACGGTAACACCAGGATGGTTTTTGTTTCCCCGGACGAACTCAATTGGGGAGTTATTTCGTTCCACAAATTTCTCAGTGTTTACACTATGCTTCACGATATAAGAAAGTCTTCACACTTTGAAAACGAAGGGAAAATAAATCTCAACGCTTTCTATCTCTATGGCCTGATGATGGTGAACAAAACCAGTTTTTCAAATTCAGCTGAGTTGGTGAGATATTTGGTCATAAACTCAACAGGTGTTTCTGAAGGTTCTTCAAAGCTCTTCGAAAAATTGTTTTTGGAAGAGAATTACAGCACAAAAAATATTTTTGCAAAGATCTTCAACCTCAGAAGCATCAAGATGACACTTCTTATGGAAATAGCAAATGCCAGTGAATTCAAAAGAGAAATAGTTAAAAACTTTGTCAGCAGAGGTTTTCAGCATTCTGATGAATCAATGGTCAGATCATCAAATTGGAAGATAGCCATGCCTTATGAAGAAAGGTTTCTTCCTACTGACGACAATATTTTTGACGCAATATATTTTTGCAAGTTTTTGTATCACGAGCATAGCAATGTCGTTTATAGAGAGGCCAAGACAATGATCAAGGAGATCAAAAATTGTTTGGAATTTGTTGATAATAGGGTCAACAGATGGAGTGAGATCATAAGGCTTGAAGATTTTACAGACGTTGAAATGGAGCTATTAAAGGACCTTGGGACTATTTATGGAAAGTATAGACCGTTGCCGATAGTTTCACTTATATCAGCAATGGAGAATTCTTACAGAATTTGTCAGGGCTTTCACGGAACTTTTGGCGATTATTGGTCATCGATTGACTCATACAAGATCACCGAAGGTTTCACCATTAGGAAGGTGTTGAATGCTAGAGGTTCGATGACATATGATGGATGTGTTTTTGAGACAAGAAAAATACTGGTTCGTGAGGATGATAGCAAAAGATCCAAAACAGTAAACTACAATCAAACAGACAAATGTTGGAGGACATCCATAATCAATGTCTGTGATTTTTTGGAAAACAAGCCACCTCCGAAGGTCATTAACCAGTTGTCATACCAAGGCGAATTAGTTATGAAAAGATCACTTTCAGAAAAACATATCACGAAGCTTCTGTCATCTCCTGAGAGCCTCATGCCTGTTCACATTTTCAACACCATCAACGAGTCTCAGTATGTGAGTAGAGCCATTCACAAAAATGGTAGAGGTTCTGGCTGCTCATACAGAGAAATTCATGTCATGAATTCTCCAATGAGAATTGGTTGTTTTTATCTTGAAACGATAGCGAGGAAAATCAGACAGCATTATCTTCAGAATGAACAGAAAACGAACGTCATGGAACTCAAAGAGAAGGACTCAATAGCTCAATCTCTTTTCAACAAATACATTTCAGAACGAAAAGAGACAAAAAAAGATGTTGTTTACTTCGACAACGCTGACTGTTCGTCTTGGGGACCTTCAATGTTGGCTTATGTATTGTACTTCCATAGCGCTTGCAGAATAAGTGATGTTTCTCAAAAAAGCTTGATGTTGAACACATTCAAATTGTTCTCAAACAAAATATTCAAGCTACCAGACGGCATGATAGATAACATGATCAACAAAAAAGATGCATTGATTCCACCTGTTGCTGACTTTCTTGAGCTCTGCAATGATAGAGTTTATAACAGCCATTCGAAATTTCTCAAAAATCCTCAAGGGATGGGTCAAGGACTTCTTGGTAATACCTCTGGTCTTCTTCAGGATGACGCTCTGTACCTTTCAAAATCAATTCTGAGAGAGTACAGTAGAACAGCTGAGACATTTGTCATGGATTTTGTCAATACGTCAGATGATTATGCCATGTTTATTAAAGCACTGGTGAAGGACGGTTTCACTACTAATCAAAACATGGCTGAGCATACGTCGATAGTTTCAGGAATTCAAAGCATGCTTGGAATAACGAGAAACAAAAAAAAATCAACAAAAAGCGGCCACAAGAGTGAGTTCAATTCCATATATAGAACTGTCAATGGCTGTTTCAACTCAGAACTCAAAATAAGAAATTCATTTATAGACTGCCCATTCGATTATGATTATGCAGCAATGGCTTCTTGGGCATGTGAGCAGTCAAAAGAGTCTCTCAGAAAAGGTTTAGGTTACATTGGCTCATCTTGGATTCACACAATCAACAATCACATTGTTTTGATAATGGGTGGTATGTTGAGTCAAGCCAGAAGGCTAGGATTTGAGAATATGAGCAAGTTTCCTCTTGAGATAGGAGGTCTGATTCGTGTTGATCCTGTGAGAAACATGCTGCTAGGCAAGCTTTATCACAATTTTGAGCCTACGACTGGAATCAACCTGTCCTCTCTTGATGATCAGTTGATTGAGGAATGCTGTTCAATCGTTGAGAATCTGTACACGAAGCTGATTCCACACGAATATGGGCAGATAAAAGTCTCTGTCAAAGATGATGGTACCGAAACGATTGATATTGAAATGCCCAAGCTCAGCAAATCGGGACTCGTCAATCTCAGTACGAGAAGAAGCAGAAATCATAGAGATTATGAAGAGACCATAAGATCATTAGATCCTTTTTTGTTTTCATCGATGTCGGAGAACCACAATCCTAATTCAATACTAAGGATAATCTTGTCTATACCACAACGAATGATGGAAGACACATCACACTCTGAAACGGCGGTTAGGTTTGTTATGCCTCAAACTCCTTCGAATCTGAAACTTTATTTCATAAACTGTGAAGAAATAAAATCCCATTTTACAGGAGAAGAGAGAATTAGCAGAGATCAGCTATTTTCACTTCACAAAACCTATCTTCAAAAGCCGTTTAAAATCGATGATTATGAGCGAAACAGTTCATTTTTTGATCACAATCAGCTGAGTCGAGAAATTATCTCTGTCAATAGAAGTTTTGAGGAAATGAAACCAATAACAAAATCTTCGGGGAACATGACATATGATTTGGTTTACATAAACAAATCGTATCAAACTGTTGTCTATGATGTTGATTACTCAATGGATGGCTCGAGAACCATGTTTTTGGAAGAGCAAAAATCAAAGCTTCTGCCGATTGCCTTGGGTGGCAAAACAGAGATACACCCTTATGATTACTTTGTGAGTATCAACGTCATGAAGTCTAGAATAGAGAAGTTCACACGGAATAAAGGCAGAGTGATAGTTCCTACCACAGTTTCTGACTGCTATTTGGACAACTCAACGAAGTTTGTGGTCTGCAATTTCAATGAAGGAATGAGACTTGTTTCGGGTAGCAGAAAATCTGGAAACTCAAGTATAATAATCTACAGAAAGCTGAGGCAAATGATAAATCTCATGAAAAATCAACAAAAAAAGATTTCTGATGTCATGACCGATTGCATGAATACGCTTTCAGCAGAGACTAGCTCTGTGGATTTTACAAAAATCCTGAGTGAATGGCATGAGCTAAGAGCAGATCACAGAGAGCTTCTGATCAATGATTTGGTTTCTCTTCAGCAGACAAAAATCTTAAAGATTTTTGTTAAGAAAAGTTTCTTTAGACCGCATTATTCAAACGAAAAAACTTTAAATACTGAATACAGGGTCATGAAAAATTCCGGAAGAGTAATGTGTACCACACTCAACTTCAAATATCAAAACTCCTGGAGATGCAACAGAGTCTTTTATGATACAGATTACTATATGGAACCTCTTTATAAGAAAGACAAGGTTTCCAATTACTACATCGACCAATTCTCTGATTATATAGAGGTGTCGATTCATAGGTTCTCTGGAAACATTTATTTGTCACTATCAAATTCATTTGAGGACATAATCATGCCTCTATGTCGAAGTTATGTTGAGGAAACTAGCACAATCGTTGTTGAGTTGACTAGACACAAAAACAAGCTTTTGAGAACGAATGAGTACCTCCCTCTCCTTTTGTCTGATGAATTGGAGTCTGTTGATTCTGTCACTGAGGAGTACACCTTCAGGAAGCTTGATGTGATAGAAAGCGATTCTGAAGGTGAACAGAGTGAAGAGAACGGCGATCCTTTTGTGGACATGATGGATGATTTGGAGCTGCAGGAGATAGAGAGCGGTTTTGAAAAGTTTGATTTCGAGGCCATCAAATTTGATCATGTTCCATCTGATGATGAGGATGAAGATGTTTTGATAGATAAATCATCTGTTTCGAGTGTCCGTAAGGATGCTATGGATCTTGAGGAGGAATTTGAAATAAGGGAGTTCAGGAAAGACAGTGAGAAGATACTCATCAGTATAAAATTGCCATATAGGAGCAAGCTTAAAAAAATAAAACATGAGATTCAAGATGGAGTGATTATAAATTCTGTTTATGATCAAATAGTTGCGGATATGAGAGTTTTTTCAAATGACTTTGATTTTGACATGTGCCTTGTCAATATATCTTTCAGACGGTATTACGATCTGATCCGAGGTAAACGCAATTAATCAAAGGATCTTTAGTAGATTGTCT